GTAACAGGTACTCTCACCGTTTTGCCTGGTCGGATATTAGGAAACCTACCTAATATGCGTTCCGATCAAGCGTGGTACTGAATTCCTTTCGTGAAAACGATAGACCTCATGGTCGATAATGGATTTATCCCTTTAGTGGGAGTTCTGTCAACGTGAAGGCTAAGGCATGGCGGCCATCGGTAAACTCCATAACGGAGCCCGTTCCCGCCTAAGCTGGTGCTCGAGAAGACAGCAGTATCATGACCGGGCAACCGGTCTATGAGCTCACCCTTAAACAAGGTGTTAACAAGAAGGATCGTCAAAAACTGTTTAGGAGTCCATCCATGGCGTTCAATCGGATTTGCAACCTACTTATCCCGAAGGATAAGCAAGAGCTCGCCGCGGCGCTGTGGGAAATGGTGAACCCTCCAAGCAAGTTTGACCCTTCTTTCGCGGACACAGTGGTTTCAGAGTCACCTCACGAAGCCGTGCAAAAAAAGCACGAGCGCGAGGAGAAACCGAGATGTCTGTGACTACAGGACCATTTACCCGGTCCGAGGCTAATGGAAAGTTTTATCTGTACCGTCAATGGTACCGGCAAGCTGCCCCTTACAGGGCTCCTTTGTTGTTTAAGATGATCCGTCGGACTTTCTACCAACTCGACCCGAATTGGACAGGTAGCCCACAAAGCTATGCGTTCTCACCGTGGTCCTCTCCTGCTTATACGCAAGCCCATAATAAGGCCTACGCGGAATTCAAGGAGAAGGTAGATGGGGCAGCTTCACTAGCTGTGAACATTGCTGAACGGAAGCAGGCGATAGATTCGATGGTAAAACGAGTGACGCAAGTCACGAAGTTCGCCAAAGCGTTGAAGTCGTTCCGGTTCGGAGAGGCAGCCCGAGCACTTGAGCTCGTGGTCGTATCCGAAACAAGTACGAGTGTAAGGGTCAAGAGATCCAACCATTCGAAGAACTCATCCTGGGATCGGATGGTCGCCCAAGAGCGGCTGAAGAACCTTAACGCGAAGCATATACCCGACGATGCGCCTGTCTCCGGACAGATGCATAAGAAGCGAAAGCCCCGCTACCACAAGGAGGATGATTCTTGGGAGTTATTCTTTAAAAGGAATGCCTCTCACTATGGCAGCAACTATCTGGAGTTTCACTTCGGGTGGGAGCCTTTGATGAAGGATATTCAGGCCTCATTTAATCTGTTTACAGACCCAATGAGAGACAAGGCAGGTATCCTGGTGACGGGCCATGGTCTCGGGTGGTATCAAACCCCCTCGAGTAACCATAGTCTGTTTTCCGTATGGAGTATCTACACTTGGATCACGTCATGCGCTATCCGCGCACGAGTTAAGATCAGTAACCTGAATCTCTATCGTCTCGAGCAGCTCGGTTTGCTCAACCCAGCTGTATTACTTTGGGAGTTGGTTCCTTTCAGCTTTATTGTTGACTGGTTCGCGAACGTCGGGGCTTTCCTCGCGTCGTTCTCAGACTTTGTTGGACTCGAACTCACGTTCGGCCACGAGTCGATTCTCTCGAAGGTTGCGGAGACGGAGTACTACAAAACGTATGCCCCTACGGGGGGTGGTGTCGTAATTGACAAACCCATACGCCAGTACTTCTCTATTTCCGTGGAACGAAGGTTAGGGATTAGTGGCCCAACCATCGCTTTCAAGCCACTCAAGTGGCCATCAGTAACCCGCGGCTTGACTGCCGTGAGTCTGCTAACTGGTTTCTACGACACAGTCCAACGTCGTAGGTAGTCCTTCCGAACCCATCCGGGTCGGTTAATTAACCCTTTCTTCAGAAAGCAAATGATATGCCTGATATGGCCGCTATCACCGTCAAGAAAAATGACGGCGTCACCGATCAAGTTTGGTCGAAAGTCCAAGCCTCGAGTGGCGATCGCTCCCCCGCCGTTTGGCGGAATACCTCCGTGGGATCGGCTCCTGCCTTCAATCCCGAGATCCGTGCAACGAGTCGCCCAAACAGCGATCTCAGTGTGCGTCGTCTCTCGATCAGCGCTGGCTGGCCTCAGTCCGTCGTCGGTACCGATGGTGTCACCAAAAAGGTAAACACGTTTGGCTTCAACGGCGAGTTCGTCGTTCCGCAAGGAATGCCGGACGCCGACCGTTACGAAGCTGCATCGCAGTTTTGCCACGCCCTTGCGACTGTCCTCTTCAAGGACATGGCCAAGGTCGGTTATTCAGCCACTTAAGCAAGGCTGAATACTATGACACCCGCTTTTTCACGTGAAGTGAAGAGTGTGGCCCTCGCAATCTGCGACGGCCTCTCCGGTCCCCTCTCAGCCCGCATCCGTGCGTGCATCGAAGAGGAACGATGGCTAGACCTTCTTGCAATCGAAGTCAGCCCTAGCGAGTACACCGATTCTGAAAGCTACTTTAATGACGTAGCGTGTATTTCCTTTCTTAGGAAGTACGAGCCTCTACCGACAGGTATCGACCGTAAAAAAGTTGCTACTGATGCGTTCTTTGAGGCAGAGCGGACTTGCTATCGAACCAATCAACGTCTTCTACCCTTCGTTTACGGGACCTACGGTCCTGATGACGAAGCGACTGCTGATTTCATATCAGTCGTTCGTAAAGAGGTAGAGGCAATCATTGGACCACGCCCCCCGCAACGAAAAGTGGAGCTCCCGCAAGGGGGTCACACCTTCGTTGATTACCCGGGGCGGTTTGGTCCGGGTTCGACCTACGGAGATAGGGGTAGTTTCACAACTATTCCCGATAAAATGTCATCAAGTCCCACACTCACTCGGGACGCTTGGCCTTTCCTTTTCCCTTGGAGCGGAACGCTCTGGGGGACGGCCTGTGCGTCTCGTGGAGAGACGATCGAGATCGTCCAGGGTAACCGTTTCACAACGGTCCCAAAAGATTGCACGAAGTTTCGAGGCATCTGCATCGAACCCAGTGTGAATCTCTTTTACCAGCTTGCCTACGGGCAGGCTATGAAAGTTCGGATGAAGTCAGCAGGGTTAAACCTGAAGACAGCGCCTGACCTTCACAAGCTGGTCGCTTGTGATTCCAGTATCTCTGGAAAATACGCTACGATCGATCTCTCCCAAGCTAGTGATAACCTAGCACTCAGCCTAGTGAAGCTGGTGCTACCCCCGCAGTGGCTAGAGCCACTGAGTGACCTCAGATCACCCTACACGGAAATCGTGGAGGCTGGAGTCACGAAAAGAATACTGCTGGAGAAATTCAGCAGTATGGGGAACGGTTACACGTTCGAGTTAGAGACCGTCATCTTTATGGCGGTTTGTCGAGCAGTTTACCTCGTAAAGGGCCACAAGCCTTACATGAGTAAGAATGTGTTCGTCTTCGGCGATGACATCATTGTCAAAACTGAACTAGCAAAAGACGTGATTGCTGCGTTGCAATTCTTTGGATTTAAGCCTAATACGAAGAAAACCTTTGTTGATGGTCCTTTCAGAGAAAGTTGCGGTGGTGATTACTACAGGGGTGTGGACGTCCGTCCATATTTCCTGAAAGAATTGCCAAGTGAGCCGCAACATTACATTGCAATGGCCAACGGTATTCGTGCGATGGGCCGTAAAGGCCCTTCTACCGAGTATCGCTGGACTAACGTTCGTCGTGCTTGGTTTACTGCTTTGGACTCAGTCCCTAGTAGTATCCGGAGGTGCCGGGGGCCTGAAAGCCTCGGTGACCTTGTCATTCACGATGAACCCGAGTTCTGGACAACTAGAACTCGTAGCAGCGTCCGCTACGTCAAAGTTTACAGACCCGCCCGCTTTAAAAAAGTAGGTTGGGATCACTTCTGTGACGACGTAGTTTTAGCTGGAGCCTGCTATGGAGTGCCATGGGGGGGAGGGGCAGTGATGCCCCGAGACCCTGTGGTTGGCTACAAGCAAGGCTGGTTGGTACACTACGGAATACCGAAGAGTACCTCGGCGGTTTGATACCCGCCGGCTTTTGATCCCCTGACTTTGGG